GTCAATGTAACCAATGTTGGTGGCCTGTGAACCAGACACCTCAAAGTTACCCTTCACGATAGCGTAAGGCTTCTGGTAGCGAACCACGTTAGACTCAACAAAACGGTCTGGCTGGTCCTCACATTCGTCGAAGATGTTACCAATCACTGGCATGTCGAACACATTGTTCCGAGTAACTGCAGTGGTTGGGTTGTTCATGTATGCCACAGTAAATTCTGTGCCATTGTTGGCGGCAGAGACTGCGGTCACGACCAAGCGGTCCTTACCGTTAATCAAGAGAATGTCACCCTTCATAGGAGTGTTGGCACGGATGTCAGCATCAATAGTAGCTGGAGATGCGTCGGCCACGAAGACAAGAGTCTGACCAGCGGAGATAGCAGCATCACCAGTTGAATCGTTCTTTGTCAACGCACGAACCTTCTGGTGCAAACGAGCCTCCTCGTAGTAAGTTACCTTTTCTGCAGAGCCAGCAGCCTTCACGGCACCAGTCATGCGCAAGAATCCGGTAATACCCTGGTTACCGTAAGCTTTAATCAGTTCTGGACGAACGTCAAGGGCGTTAATTGTGTCCATGAAATCACCCAAAGAAGCATACTTCTCGGGAGTTGCCAAACCAATCTGTGAGGCACCACCCCCGGTAGAGCCACCGAGTTGACCATGAACATTTGGAGCTGTAATGTTGCTCATAATGTTTTCTTTTTAAGAATCGTTAAAAGTTAAAAGTCATCCCTTTGTCACCTCCGAGAGCACTAGCGAGCTGGTCGATAATCTTGTTTCTCTGAGCGTCTGCATTATTGTCTACCTTCTTCGCCTGTGGCGTAGCTGGTCTGACGTTAGCTGCGTTTTGAACAACGCGACGCTGGCCATCGCTCATACCCTGTCGGTACACAGCGTTGACGATTTGGTCAATGTTGTCCGTGACTGCTCGATGAGAATTAAGAAGGTCGTAGTCCCACTTGCCATCATCAGAGACATAGGTGTCGAAAAATGATTCGAGTTTCGCATTCTTCTCCTTCAAGGCGGTCTTGTACTGGTCGGCCAGGCCGTAGGTAAATGTCTTACCCGTGGGCAAATCAAATGAAATGCCGTCCAGATTGTCCACCTCTTTGGACATGCTTGCGACCCACTGGTCATCAATCGGGCTCATAAATTCATCTTCGGCATCTTGCGAGGGGTCCGGTGTACGGAATGCCTCACGAATCTCCTCGATGGATTGACGAGCTTTTTCGGCTTGCATCTTCAGTTCCACAGACGATGTAGCGACTTCTTCTTCCGTGTATCTCTCAGAGTCGAGCTTGTACTTATTTTTCATAAGCGTATCAATCTCTGCTGAGGTCAACTTAGGGAAGTCCATCTCCATCTGCATACGAACAGCCTTTTGGTCATCCATTTCGGAAGTATCCAAGGTCTGATACTTGTACCAGTCATCGACAGAACGTCCCGTCTCGGTGACGAACTCGTTAATCGCTGCGACCCTGGGGTCGATGTCAGCCTGCCTGTTGAATTGCTCACTCACTTGGTCGAAGCTATCGAACTTCATGTTCAGCCTTTCGCTGAGTTTCTGAAGCGCAATCGCATCTTCGTCGATTGTTTGCCGTTCAACGGGTTGCGTTGGTTGAGCCTGAGGCTCTGTATATTCTTGCTTGAAGACAACTTCTTGAGGTTCCGGCTCCGGTTGTGGAGTAGGCTCAGGAGCTACCTGCACAGGCTCGGGAGCTTCTTCCGCTACAGGTTGTGTCGCTTGTGGCTCCGAGGGTTCAGGCTCCGGCGAGGGTGCGGGAGCGTCCTGAGGTTCGTTCAAGAAGTCAGGGGTATCTGTGATTTTGATACCCTGGGCTTCAGCTGCAATTTCCATTTCATGCTTAGCCATTATATTTAATTTAGGGGTTGTTTCTTATCGTGCTACAGGCCCGCCCTTTCTAAGGGTAGAGGCCAACTTTACGTCTGCCAAGTTGTTGTATGGAGAGAACTCCAATGAAGGCTTTGCCTGACAGTAAAGAATGGCGTAGTGCGTGTTAACCGCCTGAGGGGTGAAGTGAGTAATCTCACCGTACACCACCTGCCCGTCGGGGTAGTCGATAGGCTGGATGTTTGTTCCCGCCACGTTGCTCATTCTAAACTTCACGGGGGTAGTACGTGCGTCGTCAGTACCAGCATCAACGCCGTCTACACCAAGCATCTCAACTGCAAAGGCGGGGGCGAAAGGCAACACCGTCACATTGATTTTGCCGCTTGTAGAAGTTCCTGTAATGTCTGCAATTTCTCTACTCAAGTCTGCATCACCAAACACAAAGTTGGGTGAGTCAGGGGCAATTTGTAGAGTGATGACATTTCCGCTAACATCAGTGCCTACCAAGCTGTAGGTACCGTCAACTTGAGGGAAAGTAGCGGAAGACAATACCACCTTTGTACCCTTCAAGAATGTGTCGGCAGTGATGGTCACTGACTCACCGTACATGTTTACAGCAAAAACTGTGTCGTCTCTTCCAANTCTAAGCTCGTAGTAATCATTACTGGTGTTATACTTAAAACCGNCGCTTGACGACNGCGTTGTGCAAAATAGTCTCACCTGCCAGNACCAAGCCAGCTTGAAAG